CACATAACAAAGCGAGGAAATATGACAGAACAAAAGACACACAAAAGAGTAAACAGATTCAGTGGTGAATCTGTAATGCTAACAAGAGAAGAAGCCAAGAAGCATGACGCAATATTCTATTATGAATATCTAGCAACTTTAGAAGATAACAAAATTGGTTATGGTGGTTCTAAACTATGGGACAAGGTTCGAGAGAATCTTAATTGGTTTAGACAAGAAAACCCAGACGCCTACATGGTTCTACTAGACTAGCCTCCTAGTACAAGGTGCGACAATACGTCGCACCAAGCAGCCTGCGACAAAATGTCGCAGGCGCCTCGTAGAGGTACCAAGCCCCAGGCAAAATTTGAAATTTCTTTATTTTTAGTTTAAGGTGCGACAAAAAAGAATCTTGATATATACGTATTTATACAAAGGTTTGGATAATCGTAGCCGTAAAATACTTTAAGGTTCTGAAAACATAACTGAAAAAATTTTGCAAAATTTTTTTTCGAATGCACTATGGATATAGATAAACTAAAGAAATTTGAAAAGCTCCCACCTGATGTCAAAAGACAATTAGCTCTGTATATGGCTAAATGGAAAGATAAGAAAAAAGAAGCTGATATACAACAGGACTTCATGAAGTTCGTTAAACATGTTTGGCCTGATTTTATTGAAGGTAAACATCACAAACAAGTTGCTAAAAAATTCAATGAGATTGCTTCTGGTAAAACTAAACGTGTAATTATTAATATGGCTCCTAGACATACTAAGTCTGAGTTTGCATCTTACTTATTGCCCGCCTGGATGGTTGGTCGTAATCCTAAACTAAAAATT